CAACCCTGCTCTCCGTGAGCAGAGAAGAGTCCGGTCGTTAGTGGAGGAAGAGGTGAAGCGCTGGGTTCCCCGACCCAGTGCTGAGCTTCAACTTCTGTTGACGACTGTTCAGTCGCCTGAAGGTTTTAATCCTAAGTTGGTTGAGAAGGTGCTGGCAGATTGCCAGCGCCGTTTCAACTACAGGGATGAGGACCTGATTCCGATTGAGAGGGATTATGATTCAGACTCTGTTTGTAGTGAACGCATGTACAGAGTTAACAACACCGAAAGTCACCAAGATCGCACAGGTGGTGCGAGAAGGGTGAATGTCGAGAGTCATCAGGATCGCACAGGTGGTGCGAGACGAGTGAATGTCGAAAACGCTCAAGCGACGAATGATCAGAATGCTCAAGAGATTCTTCAACGGCTGAAGCGAAATGTTTACGGAATTCAAGTATACCGGAACGAGCAGTGGACCTATTGTGGTGGTCTGCTGTACGTGAAGGGGAAGCTTGCGATTATGAACAAACATGTTTACAAGATTGTTCATGGTCGCGAGTTTCGCTTGTTTAACGAAAATACTCGCAAAGGCATGTTGGTAACTCAAGAGCAGAGTTGTAACCTTAATGTCGCATTCCCGACTGGTCTCCACGCGACGAAAGATGTCATCCTTGTCGAGATGCCCAGACACAGCATTACTCATGCTGATTTGTCTGTGCATTTCATGAAAAAGGAGGACTTCGCTCGTCACAAAGAGATTAGTCAGGTTTGCGTCGTTGGTTACGGCACTGATCTATCGTTGCAACAGCGCTATACTGATCGCTGTCAGGCTGTTGATAGAGTCGACTTCAAGTTAATTGAGGCTGATTCTACCATCACGCATGTCAGAGACTGGTATAGGTACGGTATTCACTCGCGCCCTGGTGATTGCGGAAGTGTAGCACTCGCTTTTGACCCGAGTGTTCAGCGCAAAATCTTTGGTCTGCACATGGCAGGATACGACAGTGAGGGTTACTATGGAGTGGCTGTGGCAATTCATCAAGAATTGCTGGAGTCACTTCGTAGTTCCTTACAGTTGAGGAATGCTGAGTCGGACCTAGATGGAACGTTTGAACTCGAGGGACCCGTAGCTGAGAAGAGTTTCCCCGGAGACTTTATCAATTACGGTCAGGCGACGGCTTGTTCGTCTTCTGGAAGTACCGCGATTAGGAGGAGCCCGCTTCATGGGATCTTGGCCAAACCTACCACAGCACCTGCGGTGTTAAAACCGATTGTTGTGGATGGTAAGGTTATAGATCCTTTGGAGCAGGCCCGTCTGAAAGCCGATACCCCAAATGTAGCTGTGGATGAAGCAATTCTGAAGCAGTGTTCTGACCACTACGCGCGCACGCTCATGGACCTCAAAGTAGATGATGAGGATGATCGTGTGTTATCGTGGGAAGAAGCCATTTGTGGTGTCGAAGGTAACCATTTGTATTCGCCGGTGAAGAGAAATACTTCGCCTGGATATGGATGGACTTCCAAAGGATGTGGCAAAGAGCCGTGGCTTGGAAAGAATGAGGACTACGTGACCGACCACCCGGACGTGCTGAAGAGCAGGGATGCTATGTTACAACGACTCAAGAGCGGAAAGCGAGCTGGTACAGTGTTCATCGATACGTTGAAAGACGAACGAAGGACGCTGGACAAAGTTGCAGCTGGAAAGACGCGATTGTTTGCTGCTGGAGAGATGGTCTATTGCTTGGTTTTTCGTCAATATTTTGCACGTTTTAATGCACATATAATGAAGAATCAGGTGATGGCCGAATCGACAGTAGGGATCAATCCGTTTGGACAGATGTGGACTACACTCGCCAACCGCTTGAGAGAAGTTGGGCCCCATGTTATTGCTGGAGACTTTTCCAATTATGATGGAACTCTGAGCTCTGCGATCATGTGGGAGGTTCTTGACATTGTTGAGACCTTCTACGAGAACGCTAGCGAAGA